AACTCATCACACTCATCACTGAGTTGTAAAAATAGAGAAATAAAAAAAAGAGATGACGTATCGTGTCATGTGATGAGTGATGAGTTGGGTGTGATGAGTTGCCCCCACTCATCACAGATTTTGGGGGGGAATCGGAAAAAAAGGGGGGGATTTTTTAAACTCCCTCTTTGTATAGATACCATGCCTTGGAAGCTTAGGAAAGCTCCAAAGAAGGAGCTGTACTGGGTTGTCAACAAGGAGACGGGCAAGAAGCACAGCAAGGAACCCCTCCCAAGAGATAAAGCGGTTGCTCAAATGAAGGCTCTCTACGCTAATGAACCGATGGTAGGCGGTGTTAGATATATTAACCCGAAAGAAAAGTCGGCAACTATTGCACGCTTGAAGGCTATCCCCGATATAACGCACGCCGTGCCAGCATTGACGGCAGAAGAGACTGCGGTGTGGTGGACATTACACCCAGAAGCAGCCGATAACAGAAACTCTAAAAGTATCGCTAGATCTGCTAGAACAGCCAAAGAATTCTATGACTCTGTATGGCCACCACCAGCCCCGCAACCGGCCCCTCCAGTTGAAAAACCTCCACCAAAGGTTTACCCACCACGTCCAGCACCACTACCCAGAGAGCCGTATGTTATCCCTCCACCCCCTCCAGAGTACGTCAAAGATTATAGAGCAGTTATTAACCCAAGGGTACGTGCGAAAACGCCAGTAGCAGATTTGAGAGAGCGGCAGTTTAGAACACTTCACAGTCCATTTGGACGTGAAAGAATCGGCCAAGAAGGAACAGTGGCGTCTGCTTGGTTTGGCGACGGCGAACTAACAAGATTTTCGCTTGATAATGACTTTAAAAAAGAATTAACCGATGCGAACGCACCTCAATTTTATCTTCAGAGCGTGATGGGAATCATAGACGGAAGAAGCCGTGCACTAAAGGGACAAGAAGGGGAGATTGATACCATTTACAACTATGAGGGGTTCCAGAAGTTCAAGAGAGACCACCCTATCGGTTCTGGGAGAAGGGGTGGAATGTTCAGAAGAAAGAAGCGTGATGCGAGCTATGATGAGCTGTTCGATGTCTTGAGTAATATTGGAGGAGGTGTTTCTGGAAAAGAACTGTTCAGACGTTCTTATGACCTCATCATGAAATACATGGAAAATATAGGAAGTATAAATGACTTATTGCGTGCTTTAAAAGAGCCGTGGGCAGATTACCAGAAAGAAGTAATCAAAAGAGAGCCAAAATTTACGTATGCTAAGATGCCTATCACGTTTTTTGATATAATCAGACAAATGTATGAGGCAAAAGGAGTAGCACCAGCAGCAGCTCCAGCAGCTCCAGTACCAGACGACCAAAGAGAAAAAGCGGCTGCAGTGGTCGCACGGTCTATGAGCAGAGCAGTAGCAAAAGCAAGAGCTTTGAGAGAAGTAAAAGCAAGGATAGCGGAAAGAGAAGCGGCAAAAGAAGCAAGAGAAATACAAGAAGCGATAGAAGCAGCAGAAGCACTAGTCCCAGCCAATCCCCAATTTAACATGATTGCTGAGAACATTCCATCGGCTCAAGAACTAGCAAGAGGAGAAAGACGTGAAGCAAGACGAGCCGCAGAAAGAGAAAGATTACGAATCGCCACCGAGTATGGGCGTTTTAATGCTGACCGTGTCATGAAAGGAAAAGGAAAAAACGTCACCATCTCAAAGCCAGAATTCATCAGAGAGCATGAGAACTTGCTAAGAATTCTTAAGAAGGGTGATAAGTCTGAGCTCAGAGCAGAAGCGGCTGACCAATCGGCGGAACTAGCCAAAGTGGTGGGTGGAGCCATCTCAAAGGATTTACTACAGCAAATGGCTCAATCAGCGTACTCTGGTAAAACAAAACTACAAGTTGGACCCTACAAGCTCGTGTTCAGCACACCAACCCTAAAATTCTACAAAGACGGCGACACAATCGTCGTTTCCATCAGAGGCACCGATAACGCTGAGGATCTGAAGGCTGACGCTATGGCGATAGTTAACCAGCTCAAGTCATCATCGCGATACAAGAGAGACTTGGACACACTCAGAAACTTTCAGAAGAAGTATCCCAAGACACGATTCCGATACATCGGTGTGGCTCATTCACTAGGAGCGGCTATCATGGATGGCTTCATCCGTGCTGGACTCATTAGAAACGGTATGAGCTACAACGGACTAGCCGAGCCTTCTGAGCTAGGGGGGAACCCCTTACATCACAGAATCTATCACAATAAAGACCCGTTGTACATGGCCTTTGGTAGACACATGCCTAACATAGAGGTTCGTACAACACAAGATTCATTCTTGAAGACTCTAGCGACGAAGATTCTACCATTTGGACTAGGAACCATATTCAAGTTGTATGATAACCATATTCTTGGAACATTCAAGGGCGGCAACTAAAAAGTATAGATTAACAGATGCCGAAAATAAATACTACGACTCTCATCAAATATCTTGAAGATATTGATGAGAAACTTGGGTTGATATGGTCAGATAGTCGTAGTTATGACACGATACAAGAGATAGAACTGGTTCGTGTCAAGTTGAGAAAATTGATAGATTGCCTTGAAGCTTTCTTAAACTAAATCAACATATCTAAAAACGCCAGTACCATTACCGTAGGCAAGTGGTGCTAAAGAAAAAGAGGGCACTGGGGAAGTGGGGGTAAACTTCAATCCAGATATCTGCGTTAATCCGCTAGCTATACAAGCTGGGATGGACACACTAAACTCCCCTAATCCAACATTTGCTACAGTAGTGTCAGACGTTCTATAAATTCTCTGTATAAATAATGTCATGTTCGTCGTTGAATCATACACATACACATTAATAGGAGTAATACCAAGTGAACTAGACAACTTAAAATTAAACGCTGACATGTTAAAGATTACAGACGCAACCGCTGCTGTACTAAAAGCACCGAGTATTAACGGGCTTATCACAGTAAAGTTAAGAAAAGCAACATTTCCAGCAGTCAACGGCCATCCAGAAATGAATGACACGGTAGAAGCATCAAAAATTTTGATAGATTGCGGCACTGTCTTACAGCTCAACGTTAGAGGGGTTGGAGTAATCTGAACAGTTCCGTCAACGTTAGTGATGCCTTCTACTCCGTTGTTTCTCAGAATTAGGTCATTGGCTGTACCAGTATTGACTATGTCTATCAGAGTAAGGGTACGAACCCAAGTGTTCTCTATGATGGGATTCAGAGCCGTCCCAACGTTTGAAATGCCGACGCTTGTTGCTACAGACAAGATGTTATTTAGACTAAGTTGTACGTTAGGGCCGGGAGAAGCAAAAAGACCGCCACCAGTTCTTATAGTCTGAATGCCGTTGTTAGTAATGTTAGAGCCAGATGTTGTTATGCCCAAGCCAGCAATGAATCCAGTCAGACTAAGAGAATTAACGATTCTATTCTGAGCAGTTCCAGACAAGAAGATATTAGACCCAGAGATAACATCGATAACTCCAGTGTTATCTAAGATAGCACTCGTATCCGTTCCAGAGTTTGATAAGCCAGCCCCAATATCTAGAGAATGGATACCAGAGGTACCGCCAGTAAACTCATACCATTCTGGAGGAGTCGGATCGGCGAAGCCAAGCGTCGCAGACACGACTATACACACATACGTTCTCCGTGTTGTCCCACCAACTACTATATCATTTTTGAGGTACTGTGTATCTGGATTGAATATTCCCCGCCACTGCATAGTGGTAGGGAGTAGTCGTAAAGTTTCTAGTTGGGTATCCATCACTAAATAAGATGATTAAAAAACACCAGCGGGGTAGTATGTTGGGAATAAACCAGTATCCCAAGTATTGATTTCTAGGGTTGCTCCAGTAGAATTCAAGAAGCCTATGGCTGATGGAACACGGAAGCCAGTAGCTCTTAGAGCCGTCACATTAAACGCAAAAACGCCCGGACGAATCTGGAAAGGATACGTGTTAACAGTTGGCGGCGTTGGGAAATAGCATATACAATCGCCTAGTGGATAAACAATCGGCGTCGGTGCTGTGGTGACGTTATCTATTAGACTGATAGAGACTTTCTCACCACTTGCTACGTTGGACACAGCCGATAAGAAAAGGTTGATTGATGCTAAATTAATTGTAAAGACACCAGTCGGGTCTGGAGGGCCCGGATTTGCGATATAACTGACGAAAATCCCAGTATTACCGCTTATACTAAGAGGAAGTTGTCCAAGACCAGCTGGAGCCACTGGGAAGCCAGAAGCAGTTATAAGCGTGTTAACAAAAGAAACTTTTGGTACGTTCGCACTAATAATCGGGTTGATTGCCGTACCAGTGATGAGTACATTACTGCCGGCCGTGACTGATAACACTCCAGTGTTAGTCAACACCGGATTGTTAGGATCCGTGTTATTCACCGTAAGACCGACCGTACCACTGACAGTTCTAACACCGTTGTTTGTTATCGTTAGAACTTGAGAAGGGGGAGGGGGGGTGACTAGAATTCCATTACCAGCGGCGATAGACAAGACGCCAGTGGCGGAGATAGCGGGGTTATTTGGGTCGTTGTTGCTCACAAGACCAGCCCCTACCGCAATTGTTCGCACGCCGGTATTCGTGATAGTCGGGCTGAATGACAGACCGCTTACACCAATTCCAGCACCAGCAGACACGCCGCTCAGAGCGGTAGATGCGATTACTGGATTCTGGGGGTCTGTATTATCTACAGTAATGTTCGCCCCTTGCTGGATTGTAATAACCCCAGCATTAGACACCGTTGTTATGGGGCCGGCTGGATTTACTACAGTAATTCCAGCCCCTTGGTTAATCTGATTAAGGCCAGTCGCAGCCGGAGCTAGCTCTATCCAAGCTGTAGAGAGCGACGGATCAAGCCCGCTGAGAACTGATGTGTCCGCAAGAACATAAGATGACCCGTTAATGGGTGAAATCGCAACATCGTTTTGAAGATATTGCTCGGTAACAGACCACGTGCCTCGCCAGTTCATCATAAATGGGAACTCCGCAAGTCTTAAGAGTGGATTTTGTGCTTGGCTCATACTATTAGGGGTTTTACTTTATGAGAGGCTGACCATCGTCGCTGAGAGGATGGCTCCAGTGATAGCGAGCGTAGAGCTGTTAGTCGCCGCCGTTACCGTGGAGCCAGTAAGAGCAATTGTTCCAGACGCACCGACAGTGATAACGACAGAGCCGCTGAAGTCGTTGGCTACCGCAATTGTGTCAACAACTGGAAGCTGCGTCATGGAAGCAACTGACCCACCAACACCAGCACCGGTGAGCGTCCACTTGATAGCGTCAGTCACAGCTGTCGCCGACCCCTTCGTGGCGGTGCACTGCCAGTTGACGAGCCACTTGCTGCCCTCTCGAAGACCAGAAAGGGTGCCGCTAGTTACAGCGTAAGCGGGTGCACCAGCACCCGTAGCGACTGGGACTACAGCCGCTGAGAGGTTAGCACCAGCGGGCTTCAAAGAAACCCAGTTCGAATCGGCTGAGGGGTCGACACCGCCGAAGGTGGCCGTCTTGTCCGTAGCACCGCCAAGAAAGACGTACGCACCATCATCTACGCCAGAGAGACAGACGTCATTCTTAACGTACTGGTGAGTTGGGGCGTAGTATGGGTCGTTAACAGCGACTTCTGTCGCCGTAGCGAAGTTCATCGCAAGTGGGAGGAAGCGGACACGGCTCAAGGGGTCGGCGAGTGCTTCCAACGCCATTGTATATATTAAGGGAGTATAAAAAATATGCCCTTAATCTATTTTTGAACAAGTGATTTTTTACATTAAACGCTGAGCGAGAGAGCGACGAGCCGGGGCCGCTCCACCATGCTTCGCCTCACGTCTCTCATCACGTCTCTCCTCACGGTCTCCACCCTTGTTGGAGCCACGGATCAAGCCCATGCGGTTAGCCAACGCCATCATCTTGCCGCCAACCATGCGGGCAAGGCCGCCCGTCGTGCCCGCTGGTGCGAGAGGGGCGGAAATGATGTCTTGCTCTGAGAGGACACCCTTGATGATGCGTGATGAGCCACGGATTGACTCAAAGAAGCCAGAGTTCGCCGTGATGACGTAAATCTGGGGCTGGACTGGGAAAGCGAACGTGTTGCGAACACGAAGGTTGAACTGTAGCGTGAAATTTCCTACGAGTGAACAAGCTTGGCCCGACTGAAGTGTTATATCAACACCGGGCTTGAGCACTAGGAAACCACCAACCGTGGAGACAGAGCTGCCGACGGCACCGTTGGACACCTTCGCAAGGCCAGACCACGTGTTCCAGTCCATCTCAAGACCGTTCTTGACTGACATGTGGTAAAGCTGCTCAGATGTGGCTGATGATAGAAGACCGGAGAAGTTATCGAAATTGAGTGAGAAGGGGGCAACTGGGCGGTTGCCGTCTCTTGAGCACTCAATTGGAAGGTATGACGCACCATACTGGGGAAGCGTGGGGTCAAGAGACTTATCCGCCGCCGTCGTGGCGGGGTCGCCAGTAGCCTTGACGTAGATGATGAGAAGGTCGGGAATCTGGGGGAGCGTGATTGTCTGTGACTGGAGCGTGATTACATCGCCGGCAGCGACCGTTGAGTTCTGGGGCTGCGTGATGAAACGGGGAAACTCCATGTAGGGGCAGACTGACTTAGGAGGGAGGGGAACGTCTAGAGATGGCGTCAAGAACTGGACGTTCATGACTGAGTCTGAGAATGGGCCAGCAGACACGTTACCGTTGTATGAGAGAGGGGGGAGCCATGTTGACGCCGCCGCACCGCCACCGTAGAAGAGCTTCTCCGTTGTGCCGACGAATGAATCACGGAGACGCATCGCACGGTTAGGATCACGCATGTTCATCTGGAACTGGATGTTGTTGATGCCGAAAAGGCCAACATCACCGCTGTGTTCGTCGGCGAAGATGAATGGTGATAAGCAGAGCTTCTCTGTCGTACGCCACTTGAGGAAGACTGAATAGAGGCCGTTGACAACGCCCGCACCTTGGTCAGTTGAGACGGGAACGCCGTCAATGTAGTTGACGACGATGCCGTTGGAGACCGTGTAGCTGCCGTTTCCGCTTAGAACCGTGCCCGTTGGTGACGTAAAAACGATGTTGTTCCACGCACCGTTGGGAACCTCGGCGTAGTCGTGGGCCGCATTCGTGTAGCCGCTGATGGGGTCGTTCTGTGCACCCGTGCCGTAGTAGTTCTCTTGGTACTTGTCCAACATCGTTGGGCATGTACGCTCTAGGCGATTTGGGCGGTAATCAGTCAATCTAAGCACTTCTGTAAGAACGTCTTGGGAGTTGATGGTGACCGTCGTGTCGTTGATTGTCGCCGTCATCGTCGCACAGAGAGCGTTTAGGGGGAAGGCCGAGAGTGAGCCATCCACGCCGGGCTGGAAGAGGGGCTCGTTGATGGGGTACTGGCCGCCGACCGCC